GGCAAGACCTTAGGTAAGGCTACTCCAAAGAGTAATGTCACACCAACATTAATTTCCTCTGCAGTTACAGAAGTATTTGGTGTACCCCAGCAGTGGGGGCCTCCAAAAATGCAGGGTAAAGGAAGATATCCTTTCCAAGCGACACTTGAATATGCTTCTATACCAAGTCTCCCAATCGGAAGTGTCTTGGAAAAAGCTGTTCATGACGTTAAAGAAATCAGTAAAGGAGTTAAGATACTATTACCTGAGTTATTTTCTGTTAAACCTTTAACAAGAGTGGAAACCGTTAGTGGACTTGATGGTGTAAAATTTATAGATGCTATGAATCTAAACACTTCTCCTGGAATTCCCCTATCAGGTAGCAAACATCCGTATGTGGTTGAATTGAAACCAGAAGAATATCCTGGTATTTCTAAACCGCGCACTTTTACACCCGAAATTTGGGAAGAATATGATCGTATGGTTGAAGTATTAGAATCCGGGTGTAGGACTTATGTACCCTGGAAAGCTTGTTTGAAAGATGAAGCAACTAAATTGACCAAGGACAGTGTAAGAGTGTTTCAATGTGCTCCTATAATGCTCCAATTACTGATACGTAAGTATTTCTTGCCCATTGTTCGAATTATTCAAATGAATCCTGTTCGCTATGAATGCGCTGTTGGTGTTAATGCGGAGGGTTTGGAATGGGAAGAACTGTGGGAAGCAGCAATGTCGAAAGGGAAAGAACGTGTACTTGCTGGCGATTATAGTAAGTATGACGTTCGTATGCCAGCTCAAGTAACTATTGCTGCTTTTGACATACTGATTCACATTGCTTCTTTGTGTGAAGGTTATGAAGAAAAGGATTTACACATGATGCGTATGGTAGTTCATGAAATAGTTTATCCAGTTATAGCTTATAATGGTGATTTAATCCAATTATTTGGTACAAATCCATCTGGTCAAAATTTAACAGTCATTATTAATTCTCTGGTAAATTCTCTCTTGTTAAGATCTTGTTTTTTCACAATATATCCGGACTTGGATTTTAAGGAGAATTGTTCATTTATTACCTATGGCGATGATGTTATAGGAACAGTTTCTCCTACATGTGATAATTTCACTCATATAACGTATGCAAAATGGTTGGATGAACATGATATGAAATTTACGATGCCAGACAAAGAGTCTACCCCTGTTCATTACATGAAAGAAGCAGATGTAGACTTCCTGAAACGCAAAAGTGAGTTCAATGAAGATTTAGGGTGTAAAGTCGGCTTGTTATCTGAAAAGTCTATTTTCAAAAGATTACATGCACACATACTTTCAAAAGAACTCACAATGGAAATGCATAGCGCTCAAAATATAGAGAGCTCTTTGCACGATTGGTTTTACTACGGTAGGGAAATTTTCGAAGACCGACGCGGAAAACTCCGAAACGTAGCTCGCAAGTGCGATATTGAGCACTTGTGCCCTGCATTGGATATATCCTATGATAAACGTGTTGCTTATTGGCGCCATAAATATCTAGGTGAAGATCCAATTGATGGGGAAATTATAAGTTTGGAGTAGGCACTTTAAGCCTACTTACCCAGTAAACAGCCTGGGTGCCACGGCAGAGCAAAGCTGTGTGTGTACAACTGGTTTACCCATGTATATATAGGTGTTTGGTCTTATGTTTAAATGAGGCTTTGTACATAGGCATCTCCCTCGTGAGATACCCCTATTTAGGGGGGGCTAGCCACCCAAGTAACCAAACACTGGTTGTTGTCACTAGGCTGTGACTTCAATCATGTAAATAAATAGCCTAGTTCTAATTATAACAATGTAAATAAAGATTTTAGTAATACTAATGTAAATATTATAACAAACACGGTACAGGAGCCGGATAGCTCGCTGTACCCCACGATCCTAGAGGTTTTAATGTATATGAGACATTATGGAGTAAATCCCAACAGATTCGACAAACTTTGGCACCGTTATAGGTGTGTTCTTGGAATGAAAGTTTCGAAATTTGATGGCATTGATATTCCACCTCGTCGTTCACCTAGCCCTTTAAGTGTATTCGACGAAATGTTACAACCTCAAAGTGGATCATTGCAAAGCTCCGTATTTTCTGACGGAGTTAGCAACCAACAAAATGTCGCATTCTCTGAAGAGTTCGACCCCTATGTACTTGATAGTGCGGGCCCCATGGATTTGACGCGATATGTCCATGATGACCATAGTGTCCCATTGGATGAATTCTTTTCTCGACCCGTGAAAATTGCAGAATATTCGTGGTCTCCCTCAATTCAATTAAATGATGAATTGGATCCGTGGTCGTTATTTTTCGATAATCCTAGAGTAGCGAATAGGATAGCGAATTATAAGCTTTTGCGTGCAAATCTTAAGGTCAAAGCGGTTATTAATGGCAATGGATTTTATTATGGAAAACTAATGATGGCGTATTGGCCTCTTAGTCACTATGATAACACTTCGGACTTTGGAGGTTTGAGTGAACATAGTTTAGTGGCAGTATCACAATTGCCACGTGTTTTCATGTGTCCCACCACTTCTGTAGGAGGAGAGATGAAGTTGCCTATGTTCTGGCATCTCGACTATCTTGATATACCTAAAAGTGAGTGGAACCAATTAGGCACTCTACTCCTGAGAACTCTGACACCTCTGAAACACGCTAATGGCGCTAGCAACCCAATATCAATTACGATCTTTGCTTGGGCTGAAGATGTTCATATAAGTGTGCCAACATCTAACGAACCTACTGTCTTACAACCACAGATGGGAGAAATTGATGAAGCAAATAAGAAAGGTGTCATAAGCGGTCCCGCTACTAATGTAGCCAAATATGCAAGTTATTTTAAAGGTATTCCATATATTGGTCCTTTTGCTAAGGCAACAGAGATTGCAGGGAATGCTGCCGCTTCTATGGCAAAAATTTTCGGATATTCACGACCAGCTATTACCGCTGCGCCTATGCCTTATAAGCCTAACCCATATGCGTCGTTAGCCTTAACAAACGTGCCTGATACCTCTCTTAAATTAACGGTTGATGATAAACAAGAGTTGACTATTGACCCCCGTATTGCGGGTATTGGCGGTGAGGATCCTATGAATATTCGTGCAATTGCACAAAAGGAAACTTATATAAGTTCATTTGATTGGGCTGTGGGCACTGGAGCTGATACCTTATTATGGAATGTTCGAGTTGACCCATGCGTTGTCAGGAAGCAAAATACCGGCGGTACTAAATTTTGGTTTCCAGCTATAGCATATGCCACTATGCCTTTTGCCTATTGGCGTGGATCTATCAAGTATCGATTTCAGATTGTTTCTTCTGCCTTTCATAAAGGTAGATTGAAAATTGTCTATGATCCAGATTTTATAGCTAGCTCTACATATCTTGGTTATTCGGAATTTAATACGAACTACATGAAAATTGTTGATATAGCAGATGAAACTGATTTTACGATTACAGTTGGAGGTGCGCAAGATTTAGTTTATAGACGACACTTTCTGCCTGCTACGGATGCTGGATCAGAAATGTTTTCAACAACTAGGTATACTAGTACTGGTGATATTGGAAAATCCAATGGAGTTTTGGGAGTAATTGTTCTGAATGAGTTGACAGTGCCAAATGAAGTACCTAACAATGATATTAAAATCAACGTTTTTATTTCTGCAGGTGATGATTTTGAAGTAGCTGGACCAGATGATTATTTTCAAAGATTTACTCTCATGCCTCAGAGTGAAGTTTTGAATCCTCAATCCGGAGACCTTGATCCAAATACACTACCCTCTGATGTGATAGGTGACCCTTCGCACGTTGGAGATAGCGTTGTGGGCTTACCGGAAGAGAATGATTCAAAAATAAATGATGTTTTCTTCGGTGAAAGTATATCGAGTTTTCGAACTTTGCTTAAAAGATTCAATATGTGGAATACTATTCCAAAAACTAGTGTAGATGCCTGTATAAGAGCTGGACGATTCAATCTATACCCATATTTTCGTGGATATTTCACGGATGCTGTTGATCAGGACGTTGCAGGTGAGCCATATAATTATGCAAACACTATTCTCCTTCACTGGCTGATGTGGGGTTTTAGTGGTTATCGTGGTTCTATCAGATATAAAATGATACCTATGGGTAGTGTAATGCTTAGAGATAGAATTGATGTGGAACGAGTTACTCCATACTATGATAGTAGTGCGTATAGGAGTGCAATTTCCATTCAACAACTCGAAGCAACTGAAACTATTGCGCGATATAATTTTGTTGGAAAATATATAGGTCATGATCTTGATTTGGACAGACATTTAACTGGCACAAAGGGAGAAGCCATCGCTACTACCTATGTAAATGGTGCACTTGAATTTGAAGTACCATATTATAGTCAATATCGTTTTG